GGCTTCTCCAGGCCGACAACTGCGATTTCTTTGAATTCTTTCCCGCGCAGGGACAGCAGCTCTGCTTTGGAATTTACAGGGCTCAAGCGAATGTGACCGGACCAGAGATTTTGATTCCCACGTTGCCTTGGACTTCGCTGTCATTAGCTGTCGAGATGTTGATGGACGTGACGTATCCAGAGATCGTTACTGTGGAAGTATCCACGAACGTGAGCCTGTAATTCTGTCCTGTGCCTGCGACCATGCGATCGTTCAGCGTAGTGTGGACTGTCGGATCGAAGCGCATATCTAGATCCAGATTTCCCGTTCTTATAATTGTCGGGATCATCTCCTCGAAGCCAGATGCTGCATCAAGCGCAGTGATATCAGCCGTGTCTCTGCTGATCTCCGGACCACTGATGGATTTCACGCCAGCAATAGTTGTGTATGTATCGGAGCCTGGCGAATCTTCTTCGCCAAAAAGTGTCCCCATTCCTGCAATAGTACTCATGTTGACTACCTCCTAAATTGTTGTTTTTTCTTCATGCCAGATAGAGAAGTCCAGATTCGCGTAGTGAACACGCGCAGATTTATCGTAGAGATCAATCTGATTCCCAGTTAGCAGTCCTTGTCTGTCTTCTAGTGCGTTCCTGATTCCACTCGCTACCGTTGAAACTTCTAGATAGTCTGTGGAGAATGCACTGACTTGAAAACTTGCGAGCGCCAGTCCAGTAGTTCCCGATAGAGTCTGGATGTGCTCAGTGCTGATTCTGTTGAATGTGATGGCTGGATAGGCTGTATCTTCAGGGAGAAGGACTGGAGTGATCCTGTCAGCCACTAACGTTGTAAGCGTAGGATCATCGTTCAACCATGAATAGAGATCTTCTTCTACAGACACTATTTCTCCCTCACTGTGTTCAGTGCTTTGCGAACAACTTTGCTGAATTCGTTGAAGGCTTCATTCTTCTTCTGCTTCACGGCTGGGCGCAGAAATGGATGCGGAGGAGCGTTCACTGTCCCGAGTTCGACGAACTTCCCATAGAACGCATTTTTCCCGGGACCGATTTTCACTTCTACTTTCCCGTGAGACTTCTCGCCGATCTCAATCTCAATACTGTCGGAGAGATTGCCAGTTTCTCTCGGAGCATTCGATGACGCTTGTTTCTGGATCGGCTCCGCTGCGGCGAGCACAGCTTCTTCAAGAATATTCTCAACTGTGGAGCGTCCGAGCATCTTGAGCTTGCGTTCTAGCTCCTTGTCCCCTTTTAGAATGAACTTGTTTGACATATCAGCTGCGCTCCTTGCATAGGATCTTGAGTTCTCTCCGTCTCCCATCTGGATCAAACGCGGATTGGATATCCAGCGTTTGTCCATCAGTGAGAACTATGCGATGTGTCTCGTTGATATCCGTGCGGAAGCGAATAGTTATCTCGTAAGACAACTCGACTACGAGTTGCTGCGCTGCGAATCTTTCACTTCCTGTCAACGATCGAACTCTTCCCCAAACTGTGGCTAGCGTTCCCCATGACTCGATCTTCTGCCCTACGGAGTTCTTCGTTCCAGTGTCTGCCTGGATCGTGATTCTGTTGTTGAGTTGTCCGCTTCTCATGCTTCATCCCGGAAGTGAATTTTGTACGATGCGAGCAAGGCTTTGATCGAAAATGGAACTTCAGATGTAGTCACTCCGACGACTGCGCCTTCCCTGTTTTCGTACCAGTGACCGACGAGTAGTTTGAGAGCCGCTTTCAATGTTTCGGGGACGTCTTCAGCATCTCCGTATCCCGCGACGAACTGAATCTTGACTGCTCCGGATCGTTTGAGATCCACGGATGGCCAGGACTGATCCGCACTGAGGATCACTTTGTTCGGAGTATCTGAGGAGTCCAACTCATAGACTGTGCTGGAGACAGTAGTTTCTACTGAATCTTGATCCACGAGCACTACGCTTTCAATCGAAGCTACGGGAGCCCTAGGGAGTTCCATTTCAATAGCCAGCGTATTGCGACTGTGGAGCAGCGTCCCAGATACAAGCGCTACTCCAGTTGTCTGCTCTATGTACTCCTGCCCAGCAGTGACGAGATTGCCAATGAGCGCATCGTCGTCCGTGACAGTGACTCGCAGATGTTGTTTGGCTCCAGATATTGTGACTGGCTCTTCTCCTGGGGATTGGATTACAGAAATTGACATCGATACTCCTTCATGAGTGGGATCCACTTTTGATGCGCCGAGCAAATTTTCACGGCGCGCATAAAACAATCTTGCTACGAAGTCGAGCGTGAACTCGGCGACGTAGTTAAAAATGCAATGCGGAAATGATTGTTTAGGATGTGCGAGAAATAACTTTGACTGCTCCATCTTGGGCAAGTCGTCCATCTCGGCGGCGAGTTAGCCTAAACGCTGTCTGATCAGTCGCAAAGAGCACATGATCGGACCTGCTGATGGTCAAAGGCTTTTCGACGATAACGTAATTCGACCAGTCACCGAATGCGACCGGCTTACCCCCGCTCGCGTCATTTGCCATAGCGAATGAAGTTCTAACAGGAGAACCGATTAGATTATCATCGCCTCCGGCGACAGGAGACGGACGGAAGATAAGATGGCTTGCACTATCCGTCAGTACGAGGACCTGGCTTAGTGACGCGTCGTTCATCACCCAGGTTCCCTTACGTCTCCATCCTTGACGTACTCCGTATTTCAGAGACATCAAATTAGCGTAGGTGAATGCGGCGCTTGTGGTAAAGGCTACAGTTGCGTCAGAAAGGAAGCCTGTGGGACCGTTAGTCCCTCCGCCATTCACGTACTCCATTTCATCAACCTCAGCCATAGCGTTTCCACCGTGCTGAGCAATGAAGTCTTCCAGACCGAACTTGCTGTCTTGAAGCAGTTCAGTTGAAACGACAACATAGTGCGACGCCTTCCTGTTATTGCAGGAAAGCGCATAAGTGCCGAATGCAGGATCGGCGCCGAGAGACGAAAGATTCGTCTCTTCGTTGGATCCGGCATATGCTGTTCCGGAAGTAGCGACGCGAGCGAGATCGAAGTTTCCACTATCGGTCTGAACCTTTGTCGCTAGTCCGTAGATGGACATGCCCTGCGCTGCGATTCCGTAGATCTGATCGGATAGAGGCGTTGGAACCAAAGCCCCACCTTCGCTAGTTACACCCTGCTCAAGGGCTCGAATCTCAGTCCGATCGTTAGTTCGAAGGAACGTATTGAATGCGCTTCGATATTCAGTAGATCCAAAAGGATCGACTGCAGTGGCGCTGACGGTGTAGAGAAGATCACTCTTCCGCTGTTCCGTCTTTGGAGCCTCGCGTGTTTCAGAAGCGATTTCGGCTTCGATCTTTCCAATCTGAAACTCTCGATCTGCTCGCTCCTTGAGAGACGCGACGTCCTCCATCATTCTCTCATACTGTTCTTTCTCGTCCGCGTGGAGATCGCGGTCCTCTCCCTTTGCTCGGTTGAGAAGTTCACGGGCTTGTTCAATTACGTTCGCTCGTTTCTCCATCAACTCAGTTTGGGAATGTAATGGTGTACTCATTGTACACCTCCTTACGTTCTGTATTTGATTCAACCTCCTTGTGTCGATAAGCCGATCGTTATCAGCTCGACTCTCGAATCCGTTGATGGAGAAGTCGTTTTGTCGGGCGGGGTTGATGATGAATTGACTCTTCATCTATCTCGGTTCCCAGGCAACAAGTGCCGAGAACGCGAGTCTTGAGATCTACTCTAGGGCGAGCAAATCAAGTTCCATTTCCAAGGCGGAAATCGGGAACGATTCTTCTTCTTCGTGATCTTCTTCAGCTTCTGTGTCTGTAAAGCTGGCGATTCTCTCGCGGAGTTCTGCGGACACGTCCGTCTGTGAATAGGCTGGAAAAGCAACTGGGCTGATCTCGATGAGATCTCCTCGTAGTACTGTGCGTACTATATCTCCGTCTATTTGCTCGAAGTTGTCTTCATGAACCATGAAGCCAAAGCTCATTGCGTCTATATCACCCCGTTGGATGGATTCGACAGCATCTTTTCCCGTAGTTGTATCAGGAAGATCAAGCTCGAAATCGATCCCGTTGGATTTCTCTTCCAGCTTGAGTGTTTTGACTCGCGTGGATCCTAATACTCGGCTTGAATCATGCGACCAGAGCGCTTTGATGTCCCTGACGTTCAGATCGAAAGCCCCGGGCGCGATGCGCTCGCGAAAGCCTCCTAAGTCTTCACTCAGTTCATTGAACGGAACAGCTCGTCCAGTCAGTATGCTTGATTTCTCATCTTCCGAGGATCTCACTTCCAAATCCGCGTTGATGTATCTCACTTCGTGTTTCATGTTTACTTCTCCTTGTACTCCTCTCCTATTCTGCGGTGATGTAGCAATCGCAACCACGATGCCTCGGAGGATGACTTATTTTCGAGTTGGATCTCATTGGAGGCAGTCCTTCGACTGTTGTGTCTTCTCCCGCGTTGACGAACGTTCCATTACTGTCCACGCTCTTGCCGTTGAGTGTTTGGCAATAGGGGCAGTTATCTCCCCTGGTCCGCCAGATCAATCGACTGAATCCCATAGCTATGAATGTGGCGCGGACCGCTGCTCCTTGTACTTGTGTGGACTCTGCGTCCGCAAATTTCCCGGCGCGTTTCTCTTCCCACTCATCAAGTCTTTTCAAACGGCTCTCGTTATCTTCAAGCGCATCCAGCTGATTACGACTGGATCGCACCCAACGAAGAACTGCGGAGGCAATGAGCTTCTCGACGAATTCGTCTATGTCGGGGACATCTTTTCCCGCTTCTTCTGCATTCACCGTCGCAATCCGCTGAGTGAAGCGGAGATACAGAGGCTCGATCTTGAAGCGGACAAATTCAGAATGGGACAGGAAGAACGCATCGAGTTTGCTTTGTAGACGTTCCGCAGTAGGCGCGTCTTCCAAGATCTCTCGCAACTGTGGGATCTCTTCTTCTAGGATCTCGCTGGCTGTCTTCCGGAAGTCCCGCTGGAAGTCATCTCTGAGAATGACATGCCCTGGCAAGGCGCGCGTCTCTGGATCCAGGACTTCTACTCTCTGAGCTATTGGCTGATTTTTGTCGGGCGCATTAGAAACAATTTCTCGGGCTTCTTCTCCTACAGGAGCAGTGTTCAGCGGAGCGCGGAGGACGTCCCCTCCTTCGACTTGTGAGAGATTCTCGAACGAGCGGACTTCATTCGCAGTTAAGAAGCCAGCATTCAGTCCAGTCGAGTAAGCCTTGTATCTACTGGCAAGATCTGCTCTTTCGCGAGCATCAAATAGGAATTCAACGAAGTAGTCGGGGCTATTCGCTAGGAGAACTTTGTTGATTCGCTGCTCAATTTTTACAAGCTCTGGACGCACTGTGTTGAAGAGAAAGCTCAATTCTTGAGATTCAATATTCGAGAAACTGCTCTTCGACAGATCAGAAAGCATGTGCGGAGGAACTCCCATGAAGCGAGCAATTTCCTGGATGCTGAACTGTCTGCTTTGTAAAAACTGGGCATCGTCCGGGGGAATGCTGATCTTCTCGATACTGACGCCTTCCCCGAGAACCGCTACGCGATGCTTGTTGCTCCCACGGCGACTGTCTTCGAAAGCTTTCTTGAGCCCCTTGATGGCGTCATCTCCGATGGACTGGGGATGTGTAAGGATGACTCCGGAACTGGCGTCATTCTGGATAAAGCGAGCTCCGTAGTCCTCCAGTCCAAGTCCGTAGGAAATAGCTTGCTTAGCTGCTTTGATCTTGGATATTCCCATGACTCCATCTATGGACAGATCTCGGAAGTGGAGGACTTCATTCATGCTCCAGGGATTGTGCGTGTCCCCATTGACGATGTAGAAAGGCTCTTTGGAGTCCGCGTCGAATTTGATCGTGACTCGATTCGGATGGACGGGAACAAGTTGATTGATCTGTCCTCCGTTATTTCGAATGATGAAAGTGAAATGATTTCCCTGGATGTCTTTGTGCAGGCTGACTAGTTCTAGCCATTCCTGCGATGTGTGCATCTGATTTGGGCTGCTCTTCAGGATGGGATACAGCGGATGATTCGTGGCGCGCTCTTTGTTGTCCCCGACTCGCTTGTAGAGGATCAGAGGCAGAGTAGAGATAGCGTGAGATCGAATTCTGACGGCTGCGTAGAATGCTGCGTTGGTGAGAGCAGTATCTTCCGTTACAGGCTTTCCGCTATAAGTCTTACCCCCGAGATCTTCAAACCAGAAATCATCGGACGCATTCGGCGTAGCTAAGCTGGCTCTCTCCTCTTTGTTATCTGAATCTATAACTTGGATTTCCATTCAAACTCCTCTTAACTTGCCGCTGTTTCTTCGTACTCCGAGTACATACTCTTGAAGGTCCCCACTCCAGTTCCATATGCTGAGACAAATGGCTTGTTGTCTGATGAATCCGTGGCGCAGCCTATGGCCATGATCAGAGCGACGGCGATATCGATTTTCTCTTTGGACTTTCTCTTGTTCGGCTTCAAGTTGTCGTTCGCGTCCATATCCACTTTGAGATTGGAAATATTCCAAGTAACCAGCGGATTGCCATCGTGTCGGAGCTTCTGGCTGATAATCAACTCCAGAAGCTTCTTCGTAGGCGGGGACATGAACTTGTACCACTGAGGGAAATCCAGTAGAGTCAGCCCATCGCCGTCCAGAGCGCGGACAACTTCCTTCGCGTCCCAGGGATCGTAGGCAATTGCTTGTAAATCGTAGAGACTGCGACTCTCCCTGATATGATCCACGACGTGCTGAAAATCGATCACCTTCCCATCTATGAATTCGATGTAGCCCTCTTCTCCCCAGCTGTAGTAGGGCACTCCATCCCTAAGCTCACGATTACGGAGATCACTGTTCGGCAGGAACGCGTGAGCCAGGACTCGATGAAAGGGATCATCATCCGACGGAGGAAATAGCAGCACGTAGGCTGTCAGATCCGTAGTCCGGGAGAGATCCAGGGCTCCGAAGCAGAGACGTCCTTCTAACTGAGCTGGATCAAAGCTGTCGTCTTGACACGCTTTCCAGTTCTCCATGTCAATGAAGCTTTCAGCATGTTCAACCCATTGATTCAAGTGATAACGACAATACGCGCGACGGAACGTTGGCGACTGCTTTGCTTTGGCGACTTGTTCCCGATGGAACGCTTTTGAGACGAGGACTTTGTAGCTGGGATTCGCGGCTTCAAATGCTTCCTCTGAGTCCCAAGGAAGATCTTTCGGGGCGCGATGAATTCGATAATTGAAACCCGGCGGGCGCTCAATAATGTTCTGCTCGATCTTCTCGATTCGTTTTTCGATATCCGCACAGTACGTAGTCAGATCACTTCCGGCTGTCGTGGTGTAGATCACTAATGGATTCTTGCGACCGGCTGTAGCGGTTATCAGCGTGTCGATGAATTCGCGTCCGCTTCCTCCCCGGATCGCATGGAGTTCGTCAATGAGAACTATAGAAGGATCAATCCCCTCGGTGGAATCAGCAACGCTACTCAGCGCGTTGTAAGTGCGCTCTCCATTCTTAGCTTGATAAACCATCCGATCTCGATGGATCTCCAATTTTTTGGATTCCAGCAACTGACGGAGTTTCGGCGAAGCCTTGACGATCTGCTTCGCAGTCTTCCAGATCAAAAGAGCCTGCTTTGCTGAAGACGCTGCGCTGTAAATTTCCGCACATACTTCGTCGGGTTCCCCTATAAGGTGATATAAGAGGATCACGGAACTAAACGATGTCTTCGCATTCTTCTTCGGAAGGCTCAAATAATACTCTCTAACAACAGGGGTCGTCCCTTCCCCGTAGATGTCTTGGACTACTTCTTGCTGCCAAGGGAGAAGCAGGAAAGGTTTCCCTGCTAGTGGTCCTCTCGGCACTACTAAATTCGTTTCAATAAATTCTTGAGGACCCACTACGCGAACAGGTCCTGGGCTTCCTCCGC